AACGAATTGATCCCTCTTCTTCGCGCTAAAACTGTTGTGCGCTCCCTTGGAGCTACCAGCATCCCCATGAACCGTGGTTCATTGACGATGCCTTTCCAAGATACCGCAAGCACCGCTAGCTATATTGGAGAGCTTCAAAACATTCCGCCGAGCCAGCCAGCCTTTGGTCAGCTCACCTTGTCTGCCAAGAAACTTGTGAACCTTGTTCCGATTTCCAACGACTTGCTCGCTGATTCTTCTTTCAGTGTTGATTCATTGGTTCGTAACGATATGGTTCGCAGCATGTCCCTCCGTGAAGACATTGCTTTTATCCGTGATACGGGTGCCAGCAATACTCCAAAAGGTATGCGTAACTGGGCTCCTGCTGGTAACGTGAATCCACGTACCGCTGCCGGTGGACCTGGAACTGCGACACTTGATGAGATTACTAACGATCTTTTCAATACGATCCTTCTCTTGGAGAACAATAACATTCCTCTCGACACTGCGGGTTGGATTATGACTCCTCGAACGAAGTCTGGTCTTATGCGCATCCGTGATGTGAATGGTCAGTTCGTTTATCGGGATGAGATGCTTCGCGGCACCTTGCTCGGTTTTCGTTATGAGACAACCACGCAGATCCCGACTAATCTCGGTATCCCTGGAAACCAAACTGAAGTCTATTTGGCTAGCTTTGGTAGCTTGGTTATTGCCGAAAGCAGCAGCCTGCAGGTTAGCGTTTATGAGGGCGGAGCCTTCAACGACGGAACCGGCGTTGTTTCTGGCATTAGCACCGACCAAACTGTCTTGCGGGCAATCGCACGGCACGATTTTGGCGCACGTCAACGAGGAAACGAAATCGCAGTCATCACTGAGGTTGACTGGGGTCTATAAACACGGGCTTAAGCCTTTAAGGAGAAAAATATGTCTGGAGTATCAAATATTCATGACGCAGGGGCTTATGTCGCATCGAACCTGCTACAGCAAGCAAGGTTCGCCACTGGCGACCCCGAAGCAGATGGTGCCTCTTTGGACACCATTCCCGCTGGCGACCAGCAACTCGGTTCAGCTATCATCCAATGTGATGCTGCTGGAACGATTGCTGTAGCTGAAACTGCAACCCTGATCATTACGCTTCAGGATGCACCTGACTCTGGGGGGGCAACCCCTGGTGTCCCAGGCGTTTTCGCTGACGTAGCTGCTGATGTGTTCATGGGAGCTGCTGACGGAGCTGATGGCTTGCCCACCAACCCCGTTATCTCTCTCGATAACGCAACACAGGATGGTAGTTTTGCATTCACTGTTCCTCTTCATCGCCTGAGACGACATGTTCGTGTTCAGGCTGAGTGGACGGTAAGTGGCGTTGCTGACACGGTGGATTATCACTGTGCAGCAATCAGCACCGGTAACGTAAGAAAGCCTGTATAGGCAAAGGGGTTTGGAGATGGCGAAAGTATCAATTCAGTTTGTTCGATGTTGTTCACCTTACAACGAGGGCGACAAGGCTGGTTTTACCGGTCCGATTGCAGACAAATACGTGAGAACGGGCGTTGCTCGATATGTCACTACTGCGGTCACTGCCTCCCCCGTAACAAAGGAAGCTCTATCAAGTGAGCCGGTTGATTCCGAGCCATCTCCACCTTCCCCGCCAGCAGAAGAAAAGCGGCCTAAAAAGAAAGCGGCCAAGAAAAAGAAACGCGCCCGTATACTCAAAAAGGATAGCTGATGGCCTTGAGTGCAAACGCCTTGACCACATTGCAAGATGTCAAGCTTGAGCTTGGTGTTGCGAGCACAGATGTATCTAACGATAGGTACATTGAAAGCTTGATCAATAGCGTGTCTGCTCAGGTCGAGACATTTTTGCAGCGCAAGCTCGAAAGAGTGACTGCATTTGAAGAGATGGTTCCTGGCTACGGTCTTTATAAGCTTATTGTAAGCAGAACGCCCGTTCTGTCCGTAACAAATGTTGAAATGCTTCAGTCATCTGTTCCGTCTGTCTATTACAATTTCGATCTGACGAACCTTCAGATACAAAACCCAAACGCGGGGATACTTTATTATCCTGCTGGCTGGCCATGGACCGTTCCATGTCCCCCTGGGTCGATTGCTGGAGACCCCGCTGCTGGCCAAGAGTGGCCATCCATTAAAGTTACATATGACGCTGGCTACGATATGCCATCCTCTGTATCACCGACACTGCCCGCTGATATCCAAAGGGCTTGCACTATTGCTGTCGCTTCCGAGTACAGGATGCGCGGGAAAGATAGAAACATCAAAAGCGAAAAGCTGATGTCATACAGTATTACATATGAAAAAACAGGGATGGGAGAGGCAACATTGCATAAAATGTATCCTGCTTCCCCTTTTTCCACCCAAGTGACCCAGATGCTTGTGCCACATCGGCGCATACCGGGGGCATAAATGTCTCTAGCTGGTCTTCTAACTCAGAGCATAACGGTTCAGGCTTTAACGGGCCGGAACACGTATGGCCAGCCAACCTATTCACCCACCTCTGTCGTCTTGAAATCCAGGGTTGAGACAAAGATGGAGCTTATACGTGACCGTAAAGGTGATGAGCGTGTAAGCAAAACCCAGGTATGCACGAATACCCCAATAGGAGAGTTTGACCGAGTATGGCTTCCGGGCAGAGATACCACTGACCCCAATGAGGCGCTCACCCCAATCGCATTGTCTTCCGCTGAAACCCCTTCAGCTTCTTATACGTTTTATCTTACTTTCTTCTAGGTGCATTATGGCTGATATCGTTTTAGATGTAACACCAAGAGTGGACCAGTGGAAAGATTTGCAGGATTTCCTGAAGACGATGGTGAAAGACTCCCCTGCGTCTCTCGGCATTGCCGTTTATGAGACTATTGGCACCAAAACCTTTGACGAGAGCCAGAAAAAGGTTCCGTATGACACGGGAGCCCTTAAATCTACCGCTTACATGACTCCGCCAAATAAGGGTAATGGATATTCAACCAAGGTTTCATACGGAAAAGAAAAACCGAAGGTTCCGCCGTCCAGAGGAAGAGATGGCGTAGACTATGCGCAAGCCGTGCATGAGAGGAAAGTCAGTCACGCCCATGGAGAGTATCTTTACCTGCAAAACGCTGCCGTTGAGGCTGTGAACGCAGTAAGCGCATCCGATATAGCAAAACTAACGCTGGAAATAGTAGAGGACCGTGGAAGAAGAAACCCAAGCAGACTTAAGCCAAAGTCTGGATCGGTAATGAAGGGTTAGTATGTTTATTCAGCCGGACGTGGACATCGTAAACCATATCGCAACGGAGCTTCCACAGTTCTCCGTTGCTGGTAATTTGTTTGCTGGTCCAGTCAGGCCATACACGAATCCAAGCGAAGGCCCCGGTATTCCACACCAGGCCACATTCTGCCTGCAAAGTGGCGGATTCAACCCTGTTACCTTCATGCTTGGCGCACAATACAGAAAGCAAATAGTAAAGCCTATAGTTATGATAACTGTCAGGTCAGACCCGTTCGACTTTCCGGCAGGCCAGATTCTCGCTAACGCGATATTAAGCCTTTTGGATAGAAAAACTCCAGATGGGTATATCGACTCAAAAATAACGAGCAGCACACCTTTTTATCTCGGCATGGATGATGATGGTCATCATAGCTGGGCGATAACTGTAGATCTGGAATATGCGCTACAGGAAAGAATTGTATATTGGGGAGTCGGCCCTGCTGCCAGCACTGGTCCAGCCTTTATCGAAGCTCTTGCCAGCAACGAATACGCTCCATTTAGATATAGGACGATGACTTTAACGTCCGGCGTTGGCGAATCCATGTATTACGCATTCCCTGTCGATTTCTCTACAGAAGGGGCAGTTGCGTTCAATATAGTAGGCGATGCAAGTACGTTTTCTATGACCTCCACGGCCACGGTAAGTGGCATTACTTATCAGCTTTGGGAGTCAACATTGACAAACCTTGGCGCAAAAACCGTGGAGGTAACATGAAGGACAATAAACTTTTTATGGGGTGCGCATTTGCGGGCAATCATTCCCCCCCTTATGATTGCTGTGACCTAACGGTTACCACCCTTTTTCGTAAATCTTTTGGGGGGATTTGTCCTTAGTAACACAGGGGATATTTCCCCCAACAGGAGTAAAAAATGACAGCAATAGCAGGTAGATTAGGAGAATTTTGGGCCGCGTTTGACACGGCACTTGGAACCGCGCCAACGGCAAGTGTGACGGGCGCAACCAATGTGGACGCAACCTCGCAGGCACCGGAGGTAGGCGGCGCATCTGGCGCGGTAGTTGACATCACCATGAATGGCAATGTTGACGAGCTGGAGACGACGGTGCATAATGACGCCACACCAACGCTTCCGCATTCAACGGCGCGGACTTACATCCCCAACTTTCATGACGAGACATTGGACCTTAGTTCTCGCTATGACGAGGCGGACGATGTCTGCATGGGTATGCTTGTCTGTGCGTTAAACAGTTTCTTGTTTCACTTCTGGTACATTCCAAACGGCGAAGCATATGATATGGACGGTGGCACTGGCACGACAGGCGCAAATTCGTTTTACGGTAAGGCGTTTTCAACGGGCTTTCCAGTCGGAAGTCCTTTGGATGATACCGCATCGCTGGATTACACGCTTCGTTTAAGCGGCGTTGTTATAGAC